TTTGGCCGTCGTTACGGCGCATCTCGGCGCTTAGGGTTTGGTAGCCCAGCGCGAGGTATGTCGTGAACGTGTGCTGCGCATCTTCCGCGATAAGGGCAGGCTCCTCAAGGAACTGCACCAGTAGCGGATTACTGGCGTCAAACGTCGGTGCTGTCTTCTGAGCCGTCACTCGGTTCTCCACTTGCTTCTCCTTCGCGTGCAGCGCCGCTGGCTGCATTCATCATGTTGGTATCTTCCTCGACAACGAGGCCGCGGTCACGCATTTCTTTATTTTCGCGCTCACGTTGGTTCATCACCTGACGCCAATCTTTGCCGCTGCGCGCCAGCTCATCCTCGTATGTGGTGAGGTTGTATTTCAGGCGCAGCACGGCAGCTTGCGTTTCCTTCAGCTCGTCGATCTGGCCGCGCGCGGCGCCAATCCAATCGCACTGTGTGAGAGCCTCGAAATTGAGGTTCAGCGCGCCATCGGTATAGAGCATGTTGGCTTGTTCTTTGGTGAACGATTCCAGCTCGCCTTTGTTGATCGCCTCTTCCAGCCACAGGCGGTAGATGTGGGTGGCGAGATTATCAGCCACCGCACGCTTGCGAGCCTGCATGAACTTCCATGTTTCCAGCATGGCTGCGCGTGCGGACGAATAGTTGGTCTTGGTGTAGTCACGGGAGAGCTGTTCGTAGGAAACACCGAGGTTTGCCGCGATGTAGCGCAACAGTGATTGCTCGAACTAGGTGCCGATGGGGCCACCTTGACCAGCGGGGCGGAGCTGAAGCTTCGTGCCGGGGAATAGATGGGGGATTCGCACGCCATCTAAAAATGTGTTTTTTGAGCCACCGGAGTATTCCGAGATCGCGCCCAGATATGCTTCCGCATATCCGGTGATGGATTTACCGATATCCGGCACGTTGCCGCCGCCGAGCGCTTGATACACCATTTCGCTCGGAAGTTCGGACTCGATAGACGCCGCAAAAGTGGCGTTCAACACTGCGTTTTGCAGCACGACTTCACGGAACTTTTTGGTGATGCGCATTTCTTTAAGCGCCGACACCATATCCGAGAGCCCGCGCGTCTGGTCGGGGCGAGTTGCCTCGAAGATGTGAATGATCTGCACACGGCCCCACGGCTTATACGCAGGTACATATTTGCTGCGCCACGCATCGGGGTTATCAGCATCGAGCGGATGCGCGACCTGAATGTGATAGCCAATAGGCGCACCGTAGCGATTACGAGCGACACCTGCGCGAAGGTCAGGGCCGTCCACGCGGTCGATGGGCGTGCGCAAGCGGTCTGTGTCGAGGAGCTGAATCGCTGTGTTGAAAGGACGTGGCCCGTCACGCAACCATTCCACCGAAGCCAGGACCTCGCCGCACGCTACGTTGATGCCAACGGCTAAACGGATGATATCGGTGAAGGTGCTCTTGCGCGCCGCATCCACCCAGTGAGCGGGGCTCTCCGCCCACAGCGTAAATTTCGCTTCGACTTCTTTTTGGAACGCAGCGGCCCACTCTTCCGTGAGGCCGAGCACTTCATGAAGCGGTTTAGCGTTGAGCGCGAACATGGCGCCGACGATGTTGTCTTTGTGAAGCGTTGCGCCGCCCGCTACATAAGCGTCGTTGCGGATTGTATCGCGTGCGCGAGCATCCACTATCGCTTTGCCGGGGAGCATGTCCGAGTCGGCGGAGAGACGCGAAGGCGTCCACATTGCGAGGGTGCGGTCGAAACGCTTAGCCCCATCGTACGCGCCGCCGACGACAGCTGAAGGTTCCGTCCCCGTGCCTTGTTCGGAGTAGGGGGCTACTCTGTCCGAAGGCGCGAGGACTTCCCCTTGTTCGGCGTTGACAGGAACACCGAGCAACTCTTCAACATCTGCGGCGTATCGTTTCATTAGAACCACACTTTCATCGGGCCTTTGCTGGAACGTGGCAGCAAGCCCAACTGTTCTTTCAGGTATTGGATGTAGGAAGCGAGACGGGTGGCGCTGGCTTGCGTGTATTTAATCACTTCGCCGTTCTGATCGCGCAGCTCAACGACAGCGCCGCCCGTCATCAAACGATGATAGGCCAATTCAGCTTCAGCTAAGCGCTCGGTTAATACAACAGTGTCAACCATCCCCGGTCCCCCTAAATAGGATTTAGAGAAAATCGTATGGGGCTATTCTTTGTTTGGCAACCTACTTGTGGAAAACTACCCCAAAAGATCACCGAGATTCTTGAGCGATGTTTTTGGCGCGTCGCTTTCTTTGTGCTCAAAAGGCTTATCGCCTTCCGGTAAAAAGATCATGTCGTTGGCATGCCATTCTTTCGCCCAGCCCGGGGGGTCTTCCCAGTTGATGCGCTCCGCCGCGACCAAGCGCGACAATGATATCGCCAGCGAGTAGCTCAGCAAATCCCAAGCCTCGTTGCGCCTTTCGTGGGTGTTCTCCCAGCCTTTCTTCGTCCGGGTCTCCGCCACCATCTCCGCATACCACCAATCAGGGAGCCAGTCGGGGTACGTCACGACACCGGTGCCTACCACGTCACGATCAAGCATGTTCGAGAGCTGGTCTTTGATGATGTTGCCGTTAATCATGAGCACGGGGACTTCGCCGCGCGCAGCAGCTCGTCGGTCCTTGCGCTCCGCATCCGGGAATGAAACCTGCACACGCGGCGCAGTGGGTTGCGAGGCCCCTTTGATAAGCAAAAGGCGCTGATGGAAGCTGTTAGGCTCTTTGTCACGTAGGTGGCGCCAGAAATTATAGGCGTTCACCGTCACTTTCTCCTGACCGCCTGAATCACAGCCGAATGCCTTGACCATCATGTGCCGCCCGCTGTCATCCGCCAGCGGGTAAGTGCGCATTAGAACCTCGTCGATGAGCACCAGCCAGTCATCCGGCTCAGCTCCGGGCTTGACCCATAGCCGCTCGCCGTCCTCGTCCATGCGGTTCGATTTCTTCACGTCGTAACGGTCGATTACCCAGATATCGCCACCAACACCGAAACCATGCACCTGCACCACGAACCGGTTTTTCTGAATGTCGATCGTTGCGATGAGGAAACGAACGCCCTCAGGCACAACACGATCGCCGATATCCCGGGCGCGCGATTTAATGTCTTCCGGTAAGCGCGCGTCGGATATCGCCTTCGGACGATACGGCAAGCCTTGGTCGGTGTTCACCGTGGTCTTGAGTGCTTCCTCGGAGCCTGTAGATTCCCATTCTTGTTCTGCCTTCAGGTAGTTGAAGACCAGGTTTCGCCAATCCGTGAACGAGGCGCACACACCCTTTAACCAGAAAGAAGCGATGTCCGTGCGCAGCGCCGTGCCTTGGATGCTGCCATCCGGCATCCACAACATGCCGTCTTTCACCCAGCGCCCCTGTTTATTCAGCTCATGCTTGCCCGGGTTTCCGGTTGCGCTGTCGGGGTCGTGTGAGATGAGTGTGCCGCAGGAAGGGCACCCCATCATCGCCTGCTCGGCGGCTTCCATCATATCCTGTGTTTCAGGGTAGCTGAGCAAATGGAAATCCGGCTCGAACGGGGTGTGGCAATGCGGGCAGCGCCAATAGAAGCGACGACGATCGCCGCGATTATATAGCGACAAAATCCCCTTGGTTGGCGGAGCTTCATGTGGCGTCGTCGCCATCCATTTCGGGTTATCAATCTCGAAGCCCGGAGACGACTCGGCCATAGTCATGCCGAAGCGGCGGAACGTCGTCGCGCGTTTGCGGGCCAGATCGTAGGGAGAGCCTTCGCCGTCGATATCCTCGGGCATGCGGTCGTAGTCGGTGAGACCTAAGCGCCCGATAGGCTTACCGGAGAGTTCGTTGATGGTCGGCGACGACATCGTGAAGAGCATGCCGGACTGGAATTTCGTGTCGAACGTGTTTTGGTTATTACGTCCGGGCAAGCGGCGCGCGCCGACGAGCGGAGAATGGCGATAAAGGCGCTCAATACGACGCTTGGAGAAATCGCGCGCGGTGGCCTGCGAGGTCTGGATATACATCATATCCATCGGGTCGCACATCGCGGTGTATGTGAGCCAGTTCAGCAGCAGCGATTCGGTCTTGGCGCTCTGTGCTGGG